CACGAAATATAGCGAGAGGCGAAGAACTACTAATTGAGTACAACAATGCGGAGTTTCGCGATGACCAATAATCTCTACCACTATCGAGCATACGTCACCTCTGTCTATGACGGCGACAGTTTCACCCTGGAGGTCGACATGGGCTTCGGGCTCACAAACAAGCTCAGAGTGCGTTTATACGGGCTGGACACACCCGAGGTCCGAAGAGCCAAAGGACGCAGCGAGGCCCACGTTATTCAGGGCAAGGAGATACGCGACCTCGTAAGACGCCTCATCCTCCGCAAGCACATTATCGTGAAGACCTTCCAGAACAAGAAGTATGACGCTCGCAAGGGGAAGTACGGTCGCTATCTCGTTCACGTCTGGTACGAGGACAGCTATGGCAACTGGCATCACCTCAACGATGTTCTGTCCGTCCTCGACGGTGTCCGTGTCATGGACGATGGAGGCAGCATAGTCACCTAATTAATTTGAGCCCCCAGGATCCTCCTTACATTGGGATTGATACTGGGGGTTCTTTCTTCCTATCATCTCCGAACCTAAAGGAGATGACCATGGTTTCTATGGACTTTGAAGAAAACTCACACCCCGACAGCAAGCGCCCGAAGGCGTGTTGCAGATTTGATGAGGCTGCACAGATAGACTTCCTGGAGAACCTGCGCAATACAGGCCTCATGCAGCATTCCGCTCAGGGCGCTGGTGTCTCAATTGGCTCCGTCTCTAATCTGCGTAAATCGAGCCAGGAGTTCCAGGAAAAGGTCGATGAGGCCATGCAAGACTACCGAGAACTGATCTCCCAAGCCATCCACAGTCGTGCTATTGAGGGTATTGAAAAAACTATCTACTACAAGGGTGAAGAATGTGGCACGGAGACGGTGTACTCCGACTCTTTGCTGTTGGCACATGCTAAACGCCACATGCCTGAGTATCGTGATAAATCGACGGTTGACGTCACCGGCAACAGTGGTGTGTTGATCGTTCCTGCCCAGACCATGACGCCAGATGAGTGGGCCGAACAGTATGGCGACAAAAAGAAACCCGAGGACGAGGAATGAGAAATCTGTTAATTGTAGCACTGCTTGCAGTGCTCACGGGATGTGCCAGCACGTCCCCACTGAAGTTTCTGTCGCAGACAGATGCCCAGAGCAATAAGCCCAGTGAAGGTGTGGCCAAAGCGGCGATCAAAGCAGGCGCTACAGTAGCGCCTACTGGCTTCGACTGGGTCCCCAAGGACGGAGTTGGGGTGTATGCCGAGGTCACTGACCTGACAAGGAACCCTGACAATACTGTCTATCATGTCCCTGGCGCTGAGGTGCCTGTACCATCGAGGTCTACATTTCGAGGCGCATGGAATCTAACTACAGATTTTGTCGGCGGACTGGCTGAAGGTGAAGTCACACTTGGTGCAGTTGAATGGCAAGCCGATTGGCGTCTACCTGTATGGAGTGGATTCAAGGCCAAAATTGGCGGGACGAACGTACAGACTAACACTGATCCTGCCGTCATCCGTGCGCTGGGTGAAGCTAACGCAATCGAAAAAGCAGCCACTGGCGAAGCAGCCGCACTCTTTCTCCGTGAGAATTACGCAGGAAAGGTTGCCATGATGAAAGCTGGGACACAGTGGCTCGTAGAGATACGCGAAGGTGTGTTCGGTGTGCTTGAGCGCATCGACCCTGTTGCAGCTGCTGTCTCCCTGGGCAAATCTGCGGTCAAAATTTCGGCCAAGGACCCGAACACTGGTGAGATCGTCTCTAAGATTATAGAAAAATAACACTCCTCGGACCTCTGGCTGGGTGACGGTCTCCCGCCAACGGCGGCTGAACACTTAGTCAGAGGTTTTTCTATGAACGCATCAATCGCATGGCGTGACCACGAAGGAGCACTCACTGCTTTCCTGCAGGAGGGTGGCAAGGACACCAACACCACTATCGAATGGGCTCCACAGGTTGGATCTCAGGAGGCCTTTCTGGCGTGTCCGGTGTACGAGTGCCTTTACGAAGGTACTCGCGGACCAGGAAAAACTGATGCACTCATAATGGACTTTTGTCAGCACGTGGATCAAGGGTTCGGCATCGAATGGCGAGGTATTCTCTTTCGTCAATCGTTTCCACAGCTTACAGACGTGATCAACAAGTCCAAAAAGTGGATACCACGGATCTGGCCAGATGCGAAGTTCAATGAATCCAAGTCAACGTGGCACTTCAAAGCCGGTGAGAGTCTCAAGTTCGCCTTTATCCAAAAATCGGACGATTACTGGAACTATCACGGTCATGCATACCCTTGGATCGGCTTCGAGGAGCTCACAACGTGGTTCGATCCAAGCTGCTACACGGTTATGATGGCCTGCAGCCGCTCAACCATGCCTGGAATGCCCAGGAAGTACAGGTCCACGACGAATTCCTACGGCAAAGGCCATACGTGGGTGAAGCACCGGTGGCAACTGCCCATAATGAAGGGAAATATTGTCGGACCGATCATCCGTGAGCCAGATAAGCCAGCAAGAGTGGCAATTCACGGTGATTTGCGTGAGAATAAGATCCTGCTACACGCAGATCCGGACTACATTCAACGTATCAAGGAAGCTGCGCGGAATCCCAGCGAACTGGCGGCTTGGGTCGAGGGATCCTGGGACATCACAGCCGGTGGCATGTTCGACGACATCTGGGACTCAGAGATCCACGTTGTTCCGCAGTTTGACGTACCTCACAGCTGGAGAATCGACCGATCGTTTGACTGGGGCAGTAGTGCGCCCTTCAGCGTGGGCTGGTGGGCCCAAAGTGATGGGTCTGACCTCGTGTTCCCCAATGGGGACTGCGTCTCGACGGTTAGGGGTGATCTCTTCCGCGTTCATGAGTGGTATGGGTGGGATGGGAATATCTCAAGCCCAGGTGGTATCAAGATGATGGCCACTGAGGTTGCTAAGGGTGTTGTGGAGCGCGAAATCAAGTGGTGGGACGAACATCGTGTGAAGCCTGGACCGGCCGATAGTTCCATCTATAATGTTGAGAATGGCATGTCTATCGGCACCGATATGGCACAGCGGATCCGCATAGACGGTAGAATCTATAAAGGCGTGAGATGGGTCTCAGCCGACAAAAAGGCAGGTTCTCGTAAGACCGGCTGGGAGATGATGCGCAATATGATGCAGCACTCCAAGCGTAAGGACGGGTTGCCGAGGGAATTCCCTGGGTTATTCGTGACCGAGAACTGTCGTCAATTTATACGCACTGTCCCAATTCTGCCAAGGGACGAACGAGATTTAGATGATGTGGATACCGACACCGAAGACCATATTGCTGATGAAGCACGGTATCGGATCCGCAATGTCGGCAAAATAGCAAGAACACGACAAACGGTTGGAATGACCTAATAGGAGTTTGAAGATGTCGATTGATACCCAACACCCACTATATCGAGAGTTTCTCAGAGACTGGGAGGACATGGATAATGCGTATCGTGGAGAGCGCATCATCAAGGAGCTAGGAACCCGCTACTTGCCAGCCACTTCCGGACAAGTGGCTGATGGCGCTGGAACGGACAGTACTTCCAAGGGCCACAAGGATTACCTTGCATACAAACTCCGTGCCGTGTTCCCAGACTTCGTTAAGGATGGAATTGAGGCCATGCTGGGTGTTATGCACAGTAAACCCCCAACCATACTCCTCCCTGAGGGAATGGAACCACTGCGGGACGCTGTGACAGCTACTGGGGAATCGATGACCCAGCTGCTTCGGGACATCAACAAGGCACAGCTGAAGGAGAGTCGCTATGGCATGCTGGTGGACGTGGAAGACGGTGGGGAACTGCCGTACATCGCAACCTATGTGGCACGCACCATTATCAACTGGGACGATGGCCGCCGTGGTGTTCCACTGAGACAGACGCTCAACTTGGTTGTGTTGGACGAGAGCGAACCTCGCCGAACCAACGAATTCGAGTGGGAGGAAGAGGATCAGTTCCGAGTGCTCATTCTCGGTCAACCCGAAGAAAACGAAACTGAAGGCGTGTATCGTGTGGGCGTGTTCGATGAGGACAGCAGCTTCAACGAGGAGGCGCTGACCACTCCCAATATCAAGGGTCGGTTCCCCAAACAGATACCGTTCGTGTTCGTGAACCATGCGGACCTGCAACCAGACCCATCAGAGCCCATCCTCCTGGGCCTTTCGCGCCTGTCCTTCGCTGTGTACCGACTTGAAGCCGATTACCGACAGAGTCTGTTTATGCAGGGCCAGGACACCCTGGTAATTGTGGGTTCCGCTGAAGACGAAGCCGTCCGGACTGGTGCGGGTGCAACGCTTGACTTGCCGGTTGGAGGAGACGCCAAATACATCGGTGTCAGTTCCCTGGGCATTCCAGAGCAACGTCGAGCGCTAGAGAACGACCGACTGAAGGCGGGAATGTTTGCCGGTAGATTGGCCGACAACCGAGGCACTGACCGTGAGTCGGGCGAAGCCATGAAGACCCGCATAAGCGCCGTCACAGCAACGTTGAACACCATTTCACTCACAGGTGCACTTGCCTTACAGTCGGTGCTTCGTATCATGGCTGAATGGATGGGAGCCAATCCTGAAGAGGTCATTGTCACTCCCAACATGGACTTTTCCGATGCAGGCACTGACGGTCAGACGTTGGTCGCTATCATTCAGGCGAAGACCATGGGAATCCCGCTGTCGCAAAAATCCATACACGATTGGATGCGCCGCAAGGATTTGACCGATAAGACTCTTGAAGAAGAGTTGGCGTTAATCGCCACAGAAAAGCCTCTCGGCAATGGTGCCGAAGAGTCCGAGGAAGAAGAACCGTTCGTAACGGACGTTTCGTAAACCGCAGCATGGGCTGCAAAAGGAGAACTCAATGCCATTACAAGCGTTGTATGAATCTCGGGAAGCTATTCCTGAGGAGTTTCGTGAATCATCACTGTTCGAAGAACGTGGTGGTCAATTCCACATGGTCCGTATTGACGGACTAGCCACTGACGCAGATGTGAGTCGCATGCGACGAGCGCTCGACAGTGAGAAGAACGATCACGCAGGATCCAAGTCCAAGCTGTCCAGCTTCTTGAAGTTGAACCTCAGCGCCGAAGAACTACAAACCACCTTGGATCGTATTCCAGAACTGGAAGCTAGTGCAGGTACTATGGACGACGAGAAGCTCCAAAAGCTGCTCAGTGCTCGCATGAATGGTAAGTTGGCTCCGCTAGAGCGAGAGTTGGAAGGTCTTCGCACCGGTGCTACCGAGAAGGATGCCATCATCCTCGGGTTCCAGCAAGAGAATACTCGTCGGACTATCAGTGACGATGTCCGCACAGCTGCAAAGAAGTTAAAGGTGCTCTCAAGCGCCGAAGAAGATGCTGTGATGCTCGCCGAGCGAGTGTTCGGAGTTTCGGAAGACGGCATTGTCCTCACCCGCGATAATGTAGGTGTCACCCCTGGACTCACTACTGATCAGTGGCTCACTGATATGCAGGAGAAGCGTCCTCATTGGTGGCCCACTACCAGCGGCGGCGGTGCTCCTGGCTCGAAGGGTGGTCCAGGCATGAGCGGTAATCCATGGTCCAATAAGAATTGGAACATGACTGCTCAAGGTGCGTATATACGTGAGCATGGGTCTGAGAAGGCTGTTCAAATGGCCAAGTCTGCCGGCACATCGGTTGGTGGTAAACGACCTGTCGTGAAGAGTTAGTTGTTGCGGGGACGATGACGTTTCTGTATCATTTAGTGTAATAATTCGGGTCTCACATGGGTGAAGACTCCCAATACGATCATGGGATCAAAAGTTTTCTCTCAATAAACCTGATTTACAAGGAACTTCCAAATGGCTCTCACTCAAGTTTCAGACGTTATCGTCCCCGAAATTTTCACCCCGTATGTTCAAACACTCACCGAAGAGAAGTCTCGTATCATTCAGTCAGGCGTTGCTGAGCGCAATGCCGAGGGTGATCGTCAGCTTGCTGCCGGTGGACTTACGTTCAACATGCCCTCGTTCAACGACCTTGCTAATGTGGCGGACAACGTTTCGACGGACCAGGATTCTGGCGTCAATGACAGTGTTCCACAGAACATCGGCACCCTGCAAGAGATTGCGGTGCGGTTGTCCCGTAACCAGAGCTGGCGTTCGACGGATCTGGCGGCTGCTCTCGCTGGTGCTGATCCGATGGAAGCCATTGCCAATCGTGTGGCCTACTACTGGACACGCCGTTTGCAGGCTGCCTTCATCGCCACGATGACTGGCATCTTCGCCGATAATGACGCTGCTCCGAACGGCAATGACACTCACACTGCTGGCGACTTGACTGTCGACATCAGTGGTGCGGGCTACAGTGCCGGTGTCACTGACTTCAGTGCCGAGGCGTTCATTGATGCTCTCACAACCATTGGAGACTCGCAAGAGGATCTGGTCGCTGTGTTCGTCCACTCAGTCGTGTTCTCGCGCATGCAGAAGAACAACCTGATCGACTTCATTCCGGATGCTCGCGGTGAGATCCAGATTCCAGTATTCCTTGGTCGTGAGGTGGTTGTGGATGACGCAATGCCAATCCCATCCGCGAACATTTACGAAAGCTGGATCTTTGGCCGTGGCGCTATCCAGGCGGCTATGGGATCACCCCTTGTCCCGACTGAGACGATCCGCGTCCCAGGTGCTGGTAATGGTGGTGGTCTCGAAACACTACACAACCGCACTGAGTGGTCACTGCATCCGGTTGGTCACCAGTACGCTGGAACAGCTGCCTCTGGTGGTCCCAGCAACGCTGCAACGGCTAACAACCTGGCCAACGTTACCAGCTGGTCTCGCATCTTCCCTGAGCGGAAGCAGATCAAGATCGGTCGCCTGATCACTCGCGAAGCCTAATTTGTGGCGGATCTGGTTGACTGACATGTCACCCAGATCCGCCTCGTTGGCACAAACACATTAGGAGATACTCTCAATGGCAAACCTCGCAGAAGCACTTCTCAAGTTGGACCCCTCCAATGAACATCACTGGACCAAGGGTGGTGACCCCAAGTTGGGTGTCGTCGCTGAGTTCCTTGGTGCTCCAGTCACTCGTCAGGAGGTGATCGACGCTGCTCCTGGCTTCACCCGCCAAACAGCAGGAGGCAATGATGCCGCACCTGAAACGGAAGAACCGGAACCGGAAGAAGACGAACCGGAAACGGATCAGTCGGCGACGAAGGCGCAGAAGGAAATAGAGAAGTTACGCAAGAAACGGATTGCTCTGGTCGAAAAAATGAATGAGGCAACCGGTGCTGTCGACAAAGCAAACGCCAAGATCCTCGACATCCAGAACGAAAGCGCCAAGATCGATGAAGCTATCGAGAAGCTACAACCGAAGAACTCCAATCAGGTGAATATCCAGAATCACCTGAGGGGTCAGGCCAGGGAGCGTCAGCGCCGTGCCGATGAGCGCAGCAAGGTTCTCGCAAACCTGAAGCCAGAGGATCTTGATCCACGTGCACCGATAGATCGTGCGTTCACACGCAATCGCAATCGCCACAGCAAACGTCCATCACGGGTTTGATGATATAAGGTTATTGGGTAATGAAAGAGACGAACTTCATCCTATTAGGGTTACAACGTCTCGTGCCCAATGCTCGTTTCTCAGGTCCAGTTCAACCAGCTAATCAGCTGTCATTCGACGCACTCGTCTGGAATGACCTTCGACCGAAGCCCTCCTGGACAGATATTGAGAGTGAAGCGAAGAACTACCTCAGGGAAGAGATTTACCGGCAAGTGAACATTGCCAAGGAAATCATGATTGTGACAGCTACTACGGTCACAATCTCTTCTGGCACATTTGAATTCGATTCTGATGCAGGTTCACGTGAAGCCGTCCGTGAAACGGAAGAGAATTATGATGTTGTTGTTGCAGATGCTGCAGCCGCTGGCATCACTCCGTTCACTTGGAGGACAGCGGACAACCTTGATGTGGTTGTGACACAAGCGGACCTTCTACTAATTCGAAACGCCATTCGTGCGAGTTGGATAACTGCTCACGCCATTAGCCGTGTCATCAAGGATGCGGTTGAAGCCGGTGCAGATCCACCCGATCCTTCTCTAGTCTCTCTGTTTGGACTTGACCAACAACTTATCAATATGGTAACAGTGGAGCCTAATGTAGTTTAACGGCGCAGTTGATTATAGCAACTGTGTGGCAATATAAGGAATAAGATATGTCTCATAAGAGATCACATTTAAGTGGCATTCGAGCCCTTCCTGGTCGTCGGTTTAGCCAGGGTGGTGTTCGGGGTAACAGGAGTGCTGCAGTAACCTCCTCCTCCCCAAGCGTTGGTGGTGAGCGGATCACCGCCACTACGACTTTTGATATTGACCTTGCCCCAGCCTTTCCTTCAGGCAGTCCTGTTTACACTGTGCCGACAGGCAAGGTTCTCAAGATTAGCCGTGTAAGTGTCAGGCATAAAACCCATTCAAATGATGGGGTCAACGCATTCATCAAATGGTTGGCCGACGTTATTGAGATTGTCGCGCCATTCCAGTTGGCTGCAACGGCGGTTAATGGTGTTGACGAGAACATCACGCCACCTGATATGGTTTTTGTCGCTGGCGATGTAGTCGCGATGATTATCACAGTTGTTGGCACCCATACCGATAACGAGGCTGTTGCCAGCATGGAAGGAGTTTTATACGATGCCTAAAGAGACTATTAATGGTGACCTTGTAGTGACTGGGACGTTTACGTCGAACGATGGTTTGCCGACTACACTTGGCGACTTGAGCGATGTTAATGTGCCTAATCCGTTAACTTTGTCTGATAACAACAAGCACTTAAAGGCAGTGTACATTACCCCTGCTGAATACGGAACTGGTGCGGATGCCGACTTCATTGGTGGAGCTACTCCCGACCCATTGGCCTATACTGACCTAACAGCCGGTATCACGGTGGGCACAACAATTCTCACAGTTCGTGATGCTTCGACCTTCACTGTTGGTGACGAGGTTCTCATTCATCAGACTCAGGTTGGTCAGGACACATCGGCGGCAAATTTAGCCAAGCGTGGGCAATACGAATACGCGACTATCTTAGCCAAGGACGATACGCAACCGGCGGGGCTGGATACCATCACACTAGATATGGGCGTTTTGAATGCCTATGATTCGGATTCCAATGGTGACAAGTCCGACAATCAAAAAGCGCAGATTCTCAAGGTTTATAACTATGATAATGTAAACCTAGCGGCGGGTGACATTTCTGCACCGGCTTGGAATGGATTCCATGGCGGCATCCTCGCGTTCCGCTGTTCGGGTCTGTTGACGGGCGGTGGCAGCATTGATATGATCGGCAATGGCTTTCGCGGTGGACCCGCTACGGCACAAGGTGCGGAGGGCTGGTCAGGTACAAATAATGCCCTGCAAAACGTACCTGCGATTGATTCTGGTGCTACGGGTGGTGCTACGGGTGGTGGGGCTACCCCAGGTGCGGGTGGCGGACATAATGGGGATGGAGCTGGCGATCTAAAAATAGGACTTGATTACAATCTAAGCGACTTAGCGACAAACATTAACCTTGGTGGCGGCGGCAGCGGTGGCAATAGCGGCGGCAATAGTGGTGGTGCCATTGTCGTATTTGTGGCCGATTTTTCCGGTTACAGTGGGACAGTAACGGCCAAGGGTAAAATCGCTCCCGTGTTTGGGTCAGACAGTGGTGGTACTGGGGGTGCGGTTCTATTTCACGCCCCGACAAATTTTACGGGAACAGTCGATGTAACGGCTGGGCCATCTACTGGTGGTGCGGGAGTGAGCGCGGTGGGTTATTCAACCCTGACACAACCACCGACTGCACCAATAGCAGTATTCACTCTCGGAATAAAAATCGATGAGAGTGCGCAGGCATCCAACGATTTTCTGGCATTTAACACCGTAGTTGCTGGAGAATGGGCTAGTACGGGTGTCGACGATTGCTGAATGGTGATGGATCACTAGCCGCTGCTGATTTGGTTTTTATCAGTCAGTCAGGCGTTAATAAACGGGCAACAATTTCAGCCTTGCGTCCAATTCTTGGTGTGGATATTTGGCTCAGCGACATCACTGCCAACCGGCCAGTCGGTCCAGCACTGGGCCAGCGGTTTTTCGACACCACCCTTGGCATACCGATTTGGTTTGACGGGACCAACTGGGTTGACGCTACTGGGTCCACTGTCTAAGGAGATGAAATAAAATGGCCAGTAATCAGCAAGTAATAGACGCCGTTGACGCGCTCACGAAAACTGTAATTGTTTTATGTGATGATGTAAAAGATTTGGAGCAAGCATTTACCGGCAGCGTGGATGGCAGCGTTTCGGGAGTAAATGGTCGGCTTGGGGTTATCGAGGGCAGAGTTGATAGTATTGAAA